CTTCATCCTTGCCCAAAGCAACTGGTATAGACGGCAATAATACCGAATAAATAGTTGGATCAATAGCACTAACAGTTAAGCCATTAAATGATGTATAAAATGAATTATTTACATATGCAATACCATCCATTTGAATACTATCTGTGTAATTCTTTCTAGCAGCCAATGCAATAGCATCATTAAGCCATTGATTAACTAAGTTATATGTAATACTTGAGTCATCGGATGGTTGCCCGTTATATATCTGCCTTAATATCCTTTCTATTAATGCGTATCTAGTCATTATTGTCCAGTTTGTGTTACTTGATTAGCATATTGCTGTACTTGGCCGTCTTGTAAATTTAAGCCAATTAATTTTAATGCCCTAGCTATTATCTCTAATAAATCTACATTATCCCAAACAGGTTGTGTACTTGTGGCAGAGTCATATACAGGTCTGCCGCTAACAGTTGTATAAGCCCAAACTATTGTTGGAGCATTTTTAACATAAGTCAAAATTGCGCTACCAAGCGTTATAGGGTAAAATTGCAATCCAGTAGGTTCTAATAAATAAATAGGATTAGTTGCAATTGGATCAATTTGACTATTATAATAAGAATATAAAGCATCTTGTTCAACATATCTAACTCTTTCAAAAGCAGTTGTTCTTACCGCATCAGCCTGCACATAATCAGCAGGGTAAGGTGCTTCCCCAGTTGTTGCATTAATAGTTAATGTAGCCTCTGTAATTAATGGAGATAATCTTTCTCTAATATTTTCATTTTGGCTGTAATTTATTCTAGCCTGCGGCCTACCATATTGATATTGCTGAAACTCTCCCAACAAATAATCTTGATATGAAACCTGCGCTTGATTTATAGTCAGATTAAATTCAGATGGAGTCAAATAGCCATTTTGCGCTTTATTAACTGCAAACTGGGCAATACGATACATATCATTAACATTCATTGGAATAAGTTATACAACAAATATACGAAAAAGATACAAAAAAGCCCCGTAATTTTTAGGCTACAGGGCTTCTTTTATTTAGAGGGGGAAGAACTACATTAATTTCTTTAATTGCTCTAAAAATGCTCTACATTCATCTTGAGGGAACATAGCATATTCAACTAAATAATTTTCAGGTGTTTTGTCAGCGGGTATTTTACAAATAAACCCACCATCATTAGACCAATAAGCAGAACCCTTTCTACTATTTACATCAATTCTATTGTCAATTAAAGCCTTTTTAATAGTAAAAGCTACTTCAACTTCCTTAGAACCAGCACTTTCCATAAACTTGTTAGGTTGTGCTTCAGCATACAATTCATAATCATTTCTTAGTGCTTCATTAGATTTAGGCATACCTAATTCATCTGTAAACAAAATACCAAGATAATTACAATGTTTACGCATTTCTTCATCAGTAGCTAATGAGGCATACTTAATAGCCTTAACTTTAGCAACCCTTTTTTCTCTTTCTAATTCAGCTGTTCTTTGAGGATTCCATTCAAAAAAAGTAATTTTTCTAGTGCCTTTTTTGTTTGGATTATCCAAATTTGCATTACAAAGACTTAAAAATTCAAGTGCTGCCATATCGTAATCAGGGACTCTTAAAACCCTTCTGTCAAATATTAAACTTCTTCTATTTTTTTCAACAAATGTTTTTTCTAAACCTTTTTGATCTTCTACCCAAATACTAGGATAACCTGTCAAAAGTCTAATGCGTTCCATCCTTTTTCTTTCAGGATGCATAACATCGTCAATACCTTCCATGTGGTATTTACCATTCTTTTTTGTATCTGATAACTTAAATATCTTAAATGTAACCCCTTCGTTTAAAACAGGAGCTTGGCTCATCGCGACTGCTGCTTCTTCCTGTTGTCTTACATTAATTTGTTCTCCTTGATTTGATAAATTAAATTCATTTATCCCTATTGATGCCTTTAACTTTGCCATAAATGGTTTTTTAAATGTTAAAATAGGTAGAGGCAATCAATAAAGTTGCCCCTACCATAATTAAAATCTTCTAATAACTAATTAGTTACCTTGAAGAATGATGAATTGGTTTGCTGCACAAACACGAGTACCACGATAAGTGATCATCGCAACTTGATTAGTCATTGTACCATCTGTTGGATTAGGAGATCCACCACCGTATTGCCATACACGAATACCGTTACCAACAGTACCACCTACAGGAGGTTGTTGATACATAATTGTGATATTCTTGTAAACTTGAGCAGTTTTAGCATCCTTAGTTTCACCCATTGGATAAATCATACCGAAATTACGGAAATAATCTACATTTGGAGTTAAACCAGTTGTAACCTCTGTATTGAATTGAGGGTACTTCTTAACAGATAATAAATATCCATCAATATATATTTCTTGGAAACCATAAGCTACAGAAGCTTCTTGTGATTTTTCACCTTGTCCATAAACGAAAGCTCCAGCTGGGTATGCAGAGAAGATACCATCAGAGAAATCTTGTCTTTGGAAAATATCACATAACCAAGCATTTTGCTTAGCGCAACCATTAACATCCATAATACGAGTAATCTCATGTAACTTTTGAATATCTAAAGTACCCGGAGTATAACCAACAGTTTCACCATCAGCTACAACTTTAGGTATAATACCTTCAGAACCAGTTGAATTGTTAATTGCAGTATTGTTTTGAGCATTACCACGCATTAATTTAGCTTCCACATTGTTTTTAAAACGAACAAGAGTCTTATACATACCTTTGTAAGTAAATGCAGTTACACCGTTTGCAGCCATATCTGGAGATACAGGGAACTCATAATATGTATCAGCCATTTGCGCTAAGTCAGTATTACTCCAACCATCACGAATCTCTGTTACATTGTTATCATATCTTTGATCTAATTGAATCAAAGGATAGATAGCTTCAGAAGCTTCACCAGCATCTGCATCACCACCAAACAATAAAACCTCACCTGCTAATAAGCTAGTTGAACCAGCAGAAGCAAATCTTTGAGTAGTTTGCTTTGGAGCAACTGTGAAAGTAAATGCATACGGAGTAGCACTATTAATTGATAAGATAACCCCTTCAATGTTTGAAGAAGCCACACGCAATGTTTCATTAACTCTTAATGGAGATTGAGTACCATTATTAAAGTAAGCCTCTGCTCCTAAAGTTAAAGTAATAGTAGCACCAACTGCCGCAGCAACTGTTGCATTGTTTGTAACACCCGGCATTAATTTACCTCTGTTTTCAAACCAGAAGAAATTTAAGTTTTTAACTTCTTCCATGCCGCTATGAGCAGCTAACCAAAAAGTAAAATCTTCATTGCCATACTTTTGAGTGTATTGCTTGTAATACTGTGGTGTTAATAATTGTAGATCAACCATAAGTTGTCTATTCTGGGATTGCAACGCGATTGAACCGGGCTGCAATATATTTGAGGTAGGTATTCCTGCCATAATATTGAATTTTGTTTTTTACGCCTCCTCCAAAGGCAATACCAAGTTACGAACTAAATGCCCATTCTGCCATTCTTAGCCTTTCAGCTTCAATGCCATTGAGATCCGGCCTCGTTCCTTGAGGAGTGGGTGTTTGGTTGATATTAATATTTCCGTTCTTTTTTAAATGAGCTAACAATCTTTGAGATGCAGCTTCATTTGCTATTTTTGAAAAGATTTTTTCACGATTCTCTAACAGATATTTATCTGCCATTATTTGTTGAACATTTGGTTTGCCTTCCTTGTCAAACCACCTACTCTCAAAATACAAATCAGTATCAAAATCCTCCAAATCATTCCTCATTGCCAATCTTTCTTCTTCAGCTACATTAAATGAAATCGGTATTTCAACATCCTCGTCTTTTACCGAAACATTAAATCCATTGAAGGACTGGAATTCAGAATCTAAAGTTCTTTCATATATTGATCTTTCAAATTGCATTTGTTCCGCTTCCGCTTCATATTCTGCAATTCTTTCAGATTCATTATAAATATCTGGCAAAGATAGTTCGCTTCTTAATTTTTCAATCTCTGGTTTAAGCACTTTTGCTTCAATCATCAATTTTCTTTCAATGTAATCAGCTTGTGATTGCCATTGATTAACTTTAAGAGCATAATCTTCGTCAGTTTCATCATAACCCTGTTCAGGCTTTAAAGGTACGAAAAATTGGTCATAAAATAAAAGATCAATATCTTCGCTAGATAAACTGTTATGTTTATTTTTTATATTTGTCTTTACAATTTCAGCAGCTATTTCATAGTTTAATTCTGAAGTAGTTAATCTTTCTAATCTTTTTTGTTGATTTAAAACTTCATAAACATCATCAGCCTTACCTTCTCTAATTGCATCAAATAATGTTCTGCTTAGATCATTTTTAAATTCAAATTTAGAATTTCTTTCATTTTCTTCAATTAATCTTGAAAAAGCATCTTCAGCTTCATCTACAGTATCAAATCCAAATCTTTCTTTAATAAAAGAGTTTTGATCAAAAACTGAAGGCTGACTAACTGAATTTTGTCCTTCTTGATTATCTTGAGCCGATTGTTGTTGACTTTGCGGCTCATTTGTTGCAGTAGGGGCTACTTCTACTTGCGGCTGCACTTGTGGTGCATTATCATCCGAAAACGGATTGTAACCTTCTGCCAGCTTTATTGGAGCTGACATGTCTTGATTTTCTAGCATAAATGCTTATTTTTGGGTTTGTTATTAATCTATGAATATTACCCCTGCGCTACTAATCGTAATAGCATACTTTACAGCTTGATCATTAAGAACTGCTATTCCATACCAACTTGTACCATCATCAACTATTGGTTGAGTTAATCTGTTATCAGTATAAAGTTTATTAGCGGTAGTCAAAGTTGCAGTTGTAGTGTAAACTATTCTTGTTCCTTGTAAAATACCAATATTATATGCTTCAAGTGCATTATCATATGCATTTTGTGATAATACATAAGCATAAGATAGTGTATCAGTATCATTACCTTCTAATAATAAATATTTACCAATAATTCCAAATTCTATAATAGAATCATTAGATGCAACTAAAGCGTTTGCTTTTGTTGCTAAATTAATTCCCATTACCGGTGTAAAATTTTCAGGTACTTCTGGAGCAGGCAACAATTGTCCTTCAACAGAACCATTATCGTTTGTTGTTTTAAAAGTAATTGTATCTTCAGCTGATATTGTTCCAAATTGAACTACTGCTGAATCCCATCCAGATAAATCTTGAATGTGATAACCTTTTGAATTAAAACTTGCTGTGGCTTCTACTGTTGTGCTAATTTTTGAGCTAAACTTTTGAAGTCTAATTATAAGTTTACTTACTGATGTTGCCATTTTATTTTATTTTATATTTTTATTGTTGTTGTTGCATTTGCTGTTCCATCATCATTTGTTGCTCTTCAGAAGGCCCTTGTTGACCTTGCTGCATTTCCATTTGTTCTTGTTCCATTTGTTGCTGCTGTTGCTGTGCTTGTTGTTCTAAAGCTTGTTGTTGTTGTTGATTTTGAACTTCAATTGGCACAGTTACATTTTGCAACATTCCACTTACTAATTGTTGTAATTGTTCTGGAATTGGTATATTAGCTTTAGCAAGATCAAATACACCTTGTAATATAATTTCTTTTTCTCTAACTAATGATTGCTGTTGAGTTAATGCAGTATCGGCTTGCATTTTTGCCTGAATACTAGCTTGTTGAGCTTGAGCATTTTGCTCACTATTCATTTGGGCTTTTTCTTGCTCTGTTTTTATATATCTTTTTTGAGCTTGTCTAAAATATAATTCTCCTAATGCAACATTTTCTTTAGCAATTCTCATTGCTTTAAATGGATCTAAATATACAATTAGTTGAGGATTAGATGCTATTGCATTGTTCATCATTGCTTGTAAATTTGCAATTTCCATATCATTTGGTAGCATTTTTACAGTAGCAACAAAATTTCTATCTTTGACATCTTCTTGTTTTAACAAATCTCTATACTTCTTAGCACCATAAGTAACACTCTTGTTAATTAAACAAGATATTTTTTTAGATGTTTCTTCCATTACATAAATATATGCATCGTACATATATTCAGTAGCGTTATTTGCTAAAATTCTTGAAGCTTCAATGTTTGAAGCCGCAACTCTTGGTTGAGCAGCTTGATTCATTAAATTAGGATCTTCTCCCAATTCGTCTTTTAAGACTTGATAATGAAATTGATATAATTGAATTAATGCCTGTAATTGAGGCGCAAAACCAGTATTAGCTAATTCAGTAATTGGAACAGGTATTCTATTACCTTCAGCATCTCTACCACGATAATAAAGCTTACCAGTTTGTTCCCAAATCTTTTGCACATCTAATGGCTTTACAGAATCACCCAAGCCCAAATCCAACTCTTGCAATGCATCTACATCAATTGAAGCACCCGCTGGTATCATTTTGGCTACCATTTGTTGTATCTTCAATCTAGCTAAAATCATTTGTTCAATAGGTTCTTCAATTTTTTCTGGAACAGCTACATTACGCATATCATAAGGATCATACATATAAAAGCTGTATGAAAATTCTGCGTTTCCTATTTCTTTTGGATCTTGTGGGCGAATCATGTTATTTTTAATACCCCACTTAATCATTTTTTGAGTAACTGGACAATATACACCTTCGTATATATTCCATTTTTTCTCCTCTAAATATTCTTGATTTTCATCTAATTTTTCAGGTTTACCTTTTTTAATAATTGTGCTACCATTCTTTTTTGTTTTAGTAACAGTATATCCATCAGAATCTAAAGTACGAATTTCAAATTGAACTAAATCAATATTCCATTCGTCATAAGGCCTTAACCAAGCAACATTCCAATCTTGCATCCACTTAATCTTATCAGTCAACTGGTATTCTTTTGATGATGTTGCTAATTGAAAAATTTCTTCTTCAGTTAATTTGCCGCCAGCCGAAATACTGTACCTTGCCCTTATTTCACTAACTTTCATTGATAAAATATGTCCTCTATAAGTTGTATCTCTAAAGTCAGGAAAATCAGAATAAGAATAAATTGCATTTTCAGGTCTAATCCATTGAACATGAACTTCCCCTTCTTCATCCATAAAAGTATAAGTACATACTAAACCTACTTCAGCTGAATCATGTAATAATCTTTGTTTTAAAACATCATTCCACCCATTTGCTTCCAATACATTATTACATCCAATACTATATAAAATCTCTTCTGGTAAATGGTTAAATTCCATTATCCATTGATCTAATTCATCTTTATCTTCGGCAACAAATTGATCTTTTGGAATAAGTTCTATACCAGATTGTTCTTGTAATGCAGCTAAATTTTCTTTATTTCTATATACAAATTCTACTTCATCGGCAGCTGCTTTTTTCATCATTGCAGATGCTGTATCATTAGCAACTACAGTAATTTTCTCCTTACGACTCATCCATGATCCAACCAATCTAGCAACAATAGTATTACCAATAATAATTGATTTCCAATTTATATTTACAAAATTAGCCTTACTATTCATTTCCAAACGATCCATAAACACACTCATGTCTATTTTACCGTTGGCAATTTGTCTATTTTTTCTAAATCTATTATTTCTTAACCAAAAATAAGTTTGGTTACCATAAATTGTAGAATATATACTTTGTGCAACATTTTTACCATATGCGTAATCCTTTTTAGAGGCTACATCGGTAGTAATTTGAAACTTTTTTAAAGCTTCCCCATTGCTATTTGCTGCTGATATAAATAAAGGACTATCTGCCAATTTGATTGTATTTTGTTGTCAAATATACTAAATATTAAGAATTTAGTAAAATTTTTAATTAATTGAACACAGGAACATAACTTCTAACCAATGGCTGTCGTTTAATTTGTTTTTGAATTGGTTCCATAAGACATACAATTAACATTAAAAAAGATACTGTTTGGTCAAAGTCAGTTCTGTTATTTGGATCAAACTTTTTAGCATCTTCCAACAAATTTTCAAAATCTATGGAATCAATATGGGATTCAAAATACATTATTCCAACATCTATTTGCTTGGTTAAGCTAAACGGAGTTGTTGGGAATCCTTTATGTCTATCTGCTGTTTCTCTTTTTGCAGGATCAATTGTTGAAATAGGATAAGTCCCTAAATAACCAACTCTGCCCCTTTCTCTAAAATATGATAAATAATCATCACTATTATGCTCATACCAAGCTTGATAGCCGTAAAATTCAGCTGCTAAAAGCACTTGTTCATGCAATGTTTCTTTAATTTGAGGCCTGCCATATAGATGCCCTATAGCCTTGCCTGTATTTTCTGGATTTAATAAGTCATATCTTCTACCTATCCAAGCTGATGCTTTTGAACCATATTTACCCCCCTGACTGTTGCTATACCCGTCAATTGCAATAGCACCGTCAGTAGTTCGTGCAGGCTTTCTTGTTTTTACATCAAAAGTATGCTTGTTTTCTTCACCGATTTTAGGAAATTGAGTAATAACCCAATGAAAATCATTTTCTTTGTGATTAATATTCCTCCATCTTACTGTTTGATCAATATCTCGGTAAAATATAATATGCCTTTTTAATACAGGATTTTCTTTTAAGTATTGCTCTCTTGCTCCTATGTTTATCACATTAAAAATACATTTATCAGAATCTGTACTAAATGCCTCGTCAATTGTCAATGGTTCTTTTCTAATACGAGCTGATAATGCTCTTGAGTTATTTTTAACTGTTTCTCTATCTGCTAAAATCTGATCTAAAGTCTTATCTTCATCAGGGAAACCAAAGTCATCAAAGTTTCTAGTTCGCTTTGCAGACATAAAAAATCTATAAAGGCCACTTGAAGTTGTCCCATTATCTTGCCTTTTATTCTGATTACTTTCCTCCCATAATAATTTAAACGCATCTTGAACACCATCTTTTTCTGTAGTTAATTTTTCTACCGTAGTAGTATATAAAGCCTTACCAATAATCTTTCCTTCATCATCTAGCAAACAATAACGCACAACCTCGTGCCTGTCATAAACATTAACTTCCGTTGTTTTACCGCACTCATCTGCCACATATCTATGTAATTTTTGTCCATCATAAGCAACTGTATCTGCCGACTGGTGGTCAATAATTGATCCTAATTCATCTTTATCTACGCTATCTTCTGCTTTCTTACCTCTTACATTCGTTTTTTGGAATCTCATTTCAGTTTTAGGATTGACACCCAAAGACATATCATATTCTGGTCTAAAAAACTTTGGCAGCCTTCTAAATGGATTTACAACGGTTTTTGCAAAGAATTTTTTAGCATCAGATCCGGTTTTAGACTGAATACCACCGTTAGTCATTTTAGTTCTAGTAATGTATTCAGAAACAAATAAACCAGCTACAAAAGACTTACCAAATCTTCGCTTTGTTACTTCAAGCATACCCATACACAATGGATCTTGAATACAATAATCCATGAAATAAAATTTCTCAAGGTCTGGCATCCTAAACTTAGGATAACCAATATCTATTGGCCACCATTGTAAATATAGATAATGTAATCCAGTTAAAAATGCAGGAGTACCATTGTTCATGTACCAAAACCCATTTAATCTCCTATCCCACTCTTGTTTTTTATATTCTTCCAATCTTTCATCGTAAAACTCTATTTCATCATCCTTTTTCTTTTTATCAAATTCATCCCATTTCTTCATTGTATCTTGATACCAATCTGGTAATGAAATCCTTTTCCAATATTGCTCTGATTCAATTTCAGACCTTTTATATACGCCTCTAAATTCTATTTGTTTTGTAATTATATTAAATACATACCCTTCAGGAGGCAAATTACACTTTAGCCCCTGAATATCTACAACACTACCGCCTTCAATTTTTTCGTACATAATTAATATCTTTTACCAGCTAATTCACCAACTGCATCAGCCATATTTTCTGGAGAAAATGGCTTTCTGTTAACTTGAGTCTGTTCTTTTTTATCATCTTTTGGATCTTGATTTATACCAGCAAGAACCTCTAATGCCTTAATTGAACTTGAAATAGTCCCAGCATCAACCCATATTTTTTGCAATCTTTCAAATGTTTTAATTTTTGGATCATCAATATCAATTGCCGTAAGGCTAGTTTTATTAAGTAATTCAGCCATCTCATTAGCTTTCCTATTAAGAGCATGATATAGTTTACCTATCCCATCTTGCTGATAATAAGAATTTTTGCCTTCTAAATAAGCAATTTGTTTTTCTAAATCTTTAATCTTAGTTTCTAATTCTACAGACATACTAAATTTGGAGTTGAAATTGTTACTAATTTAGACGCATCTGAAATACTATACCCAACTAATAAATCACCATTTATTACTTTTTCAGTAATTTCATGCTCAATTGAAATTACTTCGTTTCTTTCGTTGCCTTCTGGATAATATCTTAATCTTACAATCTTACCCTCTGTACCATCATCATTTTGGTATATAATTTCATAATCACTTGATACTACAGTACCTACAACATTACCAGCCAATTCACCACTTGTAACATAAATCTTGTTTTTAACCAATGTAGCATCAACTCCTTGCAAAATACCAATGTAAGGCTCAAAAATCCTTAAACCAGTAATAAAATTATTTAAAGGGTTCCACGAAGAACCTTTTTCTTTTCTCCACATAAAACACTCTTCAACTGGTATTGAAAAATATTGAACATCCGAAGAAGCTTCTGTAGTAGGTCTTTGATAATTAAAAATCTTATAAGTATCATGAGTAGCATTATGATGAATAAGAATTTCAGCTCCGGCAGGAATTTCTTTAGCATCAACAACTTCCGCGTTAACCGGCTTAACATAACGCATATTAAAATTATCATATACTCTTTCTAATTTAATTTTTGTTCCATCTTTAAATGTATGGCTATTTTTACTTTCTAAGTCAACTTTAATAATCACTCTATTACTAGGAGCTTTTAATTTCATAATTTAATTAATTTAATTCAAAGGTAATGATTTTATTAAATTAACCAATTTTTAAAAAATATAAAAAAATCGTATATTTGTTAAAATACAATCAAAATGGCACAACAAGTTTATGTCCCAATTTATCAAAAAAATGATAATATATTATTAAATCCAGACAGGTCATTACCTGCTAATGGAATTACATTTTCTTTTCCTACTTTAGAGATTTATGTACGACCAGCGTATATTGTAGTAAATGGAGTTCAAATGAACGCAGTTATTACTCTTTTCCCATCTGGATTAAATCAAGCATCTGACTTATATTACACACCGCTTACGGTTCAAGAAGTAAATGATTTATCTAATCTTGATGATGCTTCCCCTGTTTATCAACATGAAATTCATGTTAGTGGTGTAGATGGAAGTGATATTACAGGAACAGGAACCTTACTTAATCCATTTGCATCTATTACTAAAGGATTAACTTTGGTAACCGGTGAAAGACGAACAATTATTATTCATCCCGGAACTTATACTGAAAACCCATCAATAACATATCAATTTACAGTATTGGTTGCTGCTGGATCTTCCGGAGTTATTGGTGGAAATGTTTTAATATCTGGAACCGTAACCACAAGTGTTGGTTGTACCATTTCAGGATTAAAGATGACAAACATAAGCATTACTGCACCAGCTGCTACAGGTAATGTTAACATACTTAACTGTGATATTAGTGGAACTTTGACAAAAAGCAGTTCTGCTGATTACACACTTATTCGTTTCTGCGATATTGGTACTACTAACATTACAAGTACGGCTGGAACAGTAGCTATTTTTGGTGGTAATCCAAGTTTTATTACAGTCAATAATGCTGGAGCAAGGGTTCTTGTAAGAAATGCAGTTGCTATTTCCCCCTCTGTGTTAGCTGGTAATGCAACTTTTGCAGATAGTATAATAATTGCTACAACATCTACAGCAAACGCACTTACCACATCAGCAGGGACAATCGTTACTTTAGCAAGTAGCCAAATTGTAATCCCAACATTTCAAAATGTTGCTAGAGTTTCTTTAAGTGGTTTTTATTCAATATTTAATGTTATTTATGATAAAGCAAACTCAACATTAGCTGCTTTATCTGCAACCGGTGGTTCTACTGATTCTATTGATTATTTCCAATTTATAAACGCAGATAGACTTCTTATGCAAAATGGAACAGCACCTACTGCTAGTATTACAGGAGGGGGAATTATATATGTAGAAGCTGGGGCTTTAAAATATAGAGGTTCTTCAGGAACTGTTACTACAATTGGAGCTGCATAATAAAAAAATTGATTATATTTGTTAAGCCAAACAAATATTATATAACAATTAAAATTAAAAAAAATGGCAAATTTAATCAGCGTAACGGTTTTACAAAGAAACCAATACTCAACAGCAACATCAGGTGGAGTAGTTTCTGCTATCCCATCTCAAGGAATCGTAGTTGTTCCTTACACAGGTACAAATCCGGTTAATGGAGCTACAGCTAATTCTGTAATTACTCTTCCTCCAACTGGTTTAAACCAAAGAAGTGTGCAATTAATTGTAACTTCTACAGTAGCACAAGTTGTTACAGCCGCAAATGCTGCATTAGTTTAGTAAATTAGCCCCTTAATTGGGGCTTTTTTATTTTATCTTCCTTGACCTCTATATTGCTTGGGTTTTGGAGAATGTTTGTTATAGGACTTTTTTGCACTACCTGTTTTTCTACTTCCAAATGTTACTTTTCTTGAGTCTGATTTAACTTTTGCCATGTTATTTATTTAGGATTAATTGGTACGAATATAAGCCATTTCCTAAATATTTTTTATTTAAAACATGACTTCCAAACTTTTCTTTCCTAAAATCTCGTAATCCGGCTGATACCGATGCTTCTGGTATCTTGGTAAGATAAGATATTTCGTGTAATGTTCTATACACCTTATCTTGCATCAAATCTCTTAAATTCAAATGGTTTTTGGCTAATCTTTTACCATCTCTATCATGATCATAATCAGCTCCATCAAAAACAAATTCTTGTTGCATATTTTATTTATTAAAATAGGTTAAATCAAGGTTGCCCCCATCCATTTTATTTGGGTGGATGAGTATGTCTTTATCGTAAAAATTCCGCACCATGCCGTTGTGGTAAAATACGACTTTCCAAACGGTGTTGACTTCTGATCCGTAGTCAATCCATGCAATTGCTTTTCCATGCCCAAGTGGTGTTTCAACTTCTATAGGGTTTAATAATTCGTGTATATACATTATCCATTATTTTCGTCTTGTTTTCCAGATAAAAGCTGTAAAGATGAAACTCTAGCATGTAATTGTGCTACTGTTTCTTTTGTTTTATCATTTAAATAAGTTTTAGCTTCTGGCTTACCTTCCATGTAAATTAAAGTACCTTTTTTAAGATAATTTGAAACATTTAATTTATCTGTCCAATAAGCACACGAAACCCATGTAGTTCTATCAACATCTTCGCCTTGCTGATTTTTGTACTTTTCGCTATAAGCCATTGAAAAATTAATTACTGTTTTACCATTAACATTGTTAACTACTGCATCTTGTCCCAATCTTCCGATTACTGAAATTCTGATCATTGTATTTGTTTTAATTATTAAAATATTACTTCTTCACCTTCTTCATCTTTGTATGGAAGCCATGATTGACTAGCTTCTTTTCTTTTCCAAAAGTCAAGTTCTTTTTTATTTAACATTTCCTGTATAAAATCCCTTCCTTCAATAAAAAATCTCCTTCTGTCCCATATATACTCAATCATTATAAACCCCTTTCTACCAACACTTTTCTTTTTAATTTTCTTAGAATGAAACTCTGCTAAAGGATTACTTGGATCTGTCTGTGCAAATGGTCTATGATAAACAGTTATATTATCCATCTTGTTATTCCACATAGCTCCATCATTTACATCAAATACATCCGGGCATTTGTAATTACCGCTTCTATCTCTTTCCATTAATTTTGGATGCGCAATTACCCAAAAATATACATCATTTTTCTTTGCAAATCTTGAGAAATCAGCCAATAATGTTTCTAAATATTTATCTGTTCTGCCACCAAACCCCTTGTAATCATTAGTCATTTGGTTGAATGGATCTATACAACAAAAATCAACTTTCTCTTGCACAATCAATTCCAAAAACTTTTCTTTAATATATTGCGGGGTAGGCGAAAGCATTTCGGCACTAATATAGAAAATATGCTTTGAAATAAAGTCATACGCTGCCTCGTAAATATTATCAGATGGTCTATTTGGATTAAATGGGGTACATTCACAACCTAAAAGCATTTCAACAAAATCATGAAAATATTCTTCAGCAGGTGTATCTTCCGGAGAAAATGTAGCAACTTTTTCACCATACATGATTATTCTGCTTAGTAATTGTGATTTTTGCCAAGCTGTTTTTCCATAGTTACCAATACCAGTAAGTAGGGTTATTTCACCTCTTTTTGGCTTAAAAATATAATCAAGTTCAGGTACACCAACACCTAAAACCTTGTCAAACCCAACTTGGTTTATAAGCAAAGCCTTATCCTTTACATCAATTCCATATACTACATCCTCAACCCTGTAATTTTCCCCTTTTTCATCTACAAATTCCTTTTTTACATCAATTTCGTAGTTAGTAGTTTTATTAACCAACTTCTCTTTTTGTAGTATAGCAGATCCTGCAATAGCCCTATTTGCCCTATAGCCGCTTTTTACGGCACTTCTCATCTCTGACATAGTAAAATCATTGCTAACCAAATATTCAGCCGAAATAAGGCTTAAAGCGGCATCCTCGCCTATCCCAAACCTGCAACATGCTGAAGCAAGCTTAAAAATGTATGTATTTCTCTCTCCAGTAACAAATGCATCATTCTTATTGGTTAGCCATTTTAATATCCTACGAAAGTTCTCCGAATCATCAAGTGTTTCAGTTTTGTTAACTACAATTTTTTCTACTTTTTTAGCCTTTGTAAAAACTAAAGCTTTTTCATTGATGTAAATATCAGGATCAAAACTTTCGTAACATACCCTGCTTACATTGATACCACTACGGTCAATTTCAGGGAAAACCTCTTGAAGTGATTGAAAATGCTCTCTATGCTTTTTACCATCAGCTATTTTAATTAAAGCTTTTAATCCACTACCAGATGGGCTAACCCAGCAAGCATAAACAAACTCTTTTTGTATAATCTCGGTTTGTTTATCTCTTAAATCAGAAATATCATCAAAATCTAAAACCACAAATCCACTATGCTCAACCAATTGCTCATCTTTCCTGTCTGGGCCAAATTTGCCACTAAAGCATATAGACGGTAGGTTAAGTTTAAGCTTATTAGCCTTTTCTTTGTCTAAAGCCAACCTAATATCTAAAACCAAACTTTTACTTGCGCCAGATTTAATTCTTTCAAGTGCCTTTTCAATATTTATGAAATGCGGCTCTTTGCTAAAAATGTTTTTAAAAATAGTAGCTATCATCGTATTAATTTAAAGTTTTTCCTAATTCTTGTTGGCGTTTTTTATATGCCTCAAAGTCATCATTTTTCTTAATTTGCGGAAAATCAACAGAACCAATTAATTCATCATTCCATGATTTGTTGTTTAAAAAAGTTTGTGGATCTTTTCTAAACTTTTTATCAGGCTGGCAAAGCTTGTATTTAGGTATATGTTTCATTATGGCTTCTCTATCTAAATCAGATAAACTATTCCACTTAATGGACAATTTACTTTTTTCACCTGTTTTCTTGTCATACAAATCCCAAAAAGAATCAAACGAAATATTAATTTCCTTTATTTCCTTTCCTTTTATTTCCTTTCCTTTCCTTTCCTTTTTAGCATTGCTATCGGATAGCGTTTGCATTGCGTTCGCATTACTCCATCTATAACTAGCTGATTTTCTTGCACTTTCACTTTTATTATTTCTTTGATCAAGTCTTTCTTGGACAGAATTACTACCAAAAAAATCACCATCAAAAATAAATAAATCAAATTCATTTACTACGGATGTAACTATATCGCTATCCGTTCTTAAATCATATGCAATACCATCGTAATCCGTTTGCAATGCGTTCGCATTATTATATAAATCTTCCACTATTGACCAAAATATACCATAGCCTATCATGCCATGTTTTCTTATTAGTCTTTTTATCTTCTCATCATTGCGCGCATTATAGTCGTGCGAGAAGTAGAATGTGTCTTTTGGCATTTCATTATCTTAATCATTAATTAAATCGGTTTTCAACGCTTCGTTAATACGAGATATTTCAGGATCTGTAAATAATAATTTACCCTGCATTTTTCGCGATAATTCCGATTCTGGTATCTTTGCATTTAATGATAGCCACCTTTGTGTACGGCCATCTAAAGATTCTTTTATCTTTTCGTGAAGCCTTAATTCATTTTTAATTTCCATAATTTTTTTTTGATTATTGGATGACAAAAATAGTTTAATTTTTTATATTCCCAATTTTTTTTAACTTTTTTTTAAATTTATTTTGTGGTTTAATTAAATTAATTATCTTTGTTAAAATTATTACTATGACAATCATTATAACAATAGCATTATGGGAATTAGCTAAATCACTATTCTATAAACTTGTAAATAAATAACATATGAAACCAAAATTTAAACTAATCTGCAATGCAGGTAGTTACGAAGCTGACACATTTTTTGCCTTAATTATTGAAGTATTAAAACATAGATTTTGGCATCTAAGAACACACGGAAAATGGATGGATTAAAAATTTAAAATAAATAATTTATGATAATAACTTTAATGATTATATTTTCAATTGTAACCATTTTAGGAACAATTGATATGATTAGACAAATAAATAGAAATGATAGAGAATAGATAATTAATATATGATATGGCTAAAAGGTTGGATATGATTATAGAAGTTACAAAAAAAGGCAAATACTTAGGCAAATTCAGATTTATAAACGATAAACTACATAAACTAAAAGAAGATGAAAAACTCAACGATAATAGTAAAAAAGAAAAGGTGCGTTAATTGTGGTACTTTGGATTACCATTTTTCTAAAAAAATGTGTAAACAATGTGCTACAGTAGCTTCTACACAAAAAAGAATGGAAGAATTTGAAGATGATACAGAAAGTTTTCAGAATTTAGTTTCTGATCTTGATCATGTATTTAGTCAGTATTTAAGAAATAGATACGCAGACAAGACTGGTATTGTTGAGTGTTACACTTGTGGCAATAAACACACAGTTTCAGAAATACAATGTGGTCATTTTATGGGCAGATCTAATTTAGGTACAAGATGGCTGGAAGCCAATTGCAGGCCACAATGCATGGAATGTAATTATTTTAAAACAGGTAATATTGAAGAGTTTGAATATAAATTAGATGAAGAAAATAACGGGGTAGTTGAATACCTTAGAGAAGCAGCTAGGCAAACAGCTAAACCAACTAAAGATGAGCTTAAATCTTTAATTATAGAATATAGAGCAAAGCTCGTTTTGGTTAAAAAGAAATTTGTAAAATAGGTTGATGGTTTTTTATAGTAAATATACCCTCCTGTATTTCTATACTGGGAGGTTTTTTTACAAAATATGTGTCAAAGTGATGGGTAATTCGGTTATATTTTGTAACATATAAAGTGCAGATTTATTACAAAATGGGTGCAAATGAATATAAATAGGTAATACTACCCTAATAGCAAAAGATGTAAACTATGCAAGTTTTGATAGTGTTCACGAAATCGTGAACGGAGATAAAAAATGAACTGTTGTATAAAATGCAACGATTACTCAATAGAGTGAGTAATTTTACTCAATGCACATCATAATGTGCATTTAATGACGCATTTTGCCATCATTAGTATCATTTAAGACACTTTATGGTGGATATTTTCAATTTAATTAAATTAATTTTGGTGGTTTAATTTAATTAAATTAATTTTGTTTTAAAACAAATAAAATGGCAAGAAAAATAGATCCACAATCGGTTTCAAGTAAAGTAGCTGAATTAACATTAAGCGAAAGTATTATATTAGATAATCCATATACATCAGTTATGGTTATGGTTTCAAATCTTAAAAAGAAAAAAGGACACGAAAGTAAAACCTTTAAAATTAAGTTTATTAACGAGCAAACAATTGTAACAAGAATAAAATAAGTATTATGCACATCCAAACCGTTAACTACACTAGAACCTTTAATTTAGGCAATTACTCTTCTGAAAAAATTGGCGTTGAATTTTCTCTTAATCAAGGCGAATCAGCAAACAAAGCTCTTGATATTGCAAGGGATTTAGTAGAAGAGTACCATAAACAAAATGTAGCAAGATTAAAAGAATTAGATTTTTTTTATGATCGTAAAGAAGAAGTAATTGAAACACAGTCAAAGCAAACATTATTTGAAAAAACAAAATCATTTATTGATTTATGTAAAACAAAAGAAGAATTAAAAGCTTGGGAGCTAATGAGTAAAAGTAATCCGGAATTATTAGAACATTATAACAACAAACTAAACACACTTTAATCATGAACTGGAACGAAACATTAATCAGAGCAAGCTCTGTTGGTTATTTAATGACCGAACCCGTAACTAAGGCCGATAAAGAAGCCGGAGTTCTTTCTAAAACCGCACAAAAACATTTACTTGAGGTTTATGTTGCTGAAAGATATGGTAGAAAGAAAGATATTCAAACTAAACAAATGCGTAAAGGCAATGAAGTTGAAGATGAGGCAATTGAATTTCTTGGCGATTATTTACTTAAACCAAAGAATTTTTATGTAAAAAATACAGAAAATTTTAAAAACAATTTTATATCAGGCACACCAGATGTTATTGATATTGATAATGGAAATGCTGTTGTTTACGATGTTAAGTCTAGTTATGATTTATGGACATTCATGGGTAACATATTAGATAAAATAGATAGTTTATACTACTGGCAAATGCAATCATACATGTGGCTTACTGGAGCAACAAAGGCAAATGTTACATTTTGTTTATTAAATACTCCATTTGGCATCATAGAGCAAGAAAAAAAATCTTTGTTATACAGAATGACAGATGCTGTAACAAACGAAAGCCCGGAATATGTCAAAGAAGCTTGGAAACTTGAATTTAACATGACATTTGATGATGTCCCTGCTAATGAAAGAATATTATTTTTTCCTATTGAAAGAAATGAAGATGATATTTTACGCATCCAAATTAAAGTAGAAAAAGCAAGAGAATATTTACAAACAATAGAAGATCTACATACAAACTTTAATAAATAATGAGTTCTAACATTATAAGTGCTATACAAAATCTAAAAATGGCCCAAGAACAATTTGAAGATTTTTGCAGACAATTTCCTGATTCTAAGGGTGAAAAATTATTTAAAGTTTATGTTGGTAAAATTAATTGGATATTTAATGATATTATAACTAATCCATTTTTAACTGAAGAAGTAAGATCTGGTATAAAAATAGAAATAAATAGTGATATATTTGCTATACCTGCAATACACGAAAAGGTTGCTTTATTAACTCCAGAACAAAGGGATATGATTGAGTTAACATTAGATGCAATGATTAATGGGGAGGAAGTAAAAATAGTTGATATAAAAGATATAAATGATGGAGGTTAGTGTTATATATGAAGTAGCCGAAATATTTTGTAATTTATGTTTAAATTATCATGTAGCAGTTATAGAAACTAATGCAATATTATGGTTTGACGGAGTGCTTGAGGTAAAATATTTAGAAGAAGTAGAGTGTCCACATTGTAATAAAATGACAAAAATAAAAAGATAAAAAATGGCAAAAGCTAAAAAACAAAAGGAACTAAATGTTCCAGAAGGCGTTGAAGTATTAAATGGTTGTGATTTCTGTATGCAGTTTGATTATGATGATCCTCATGTAATTGGGGCTTCTTCAGAAGCTGATGGCAGTATGGAAATTGTATTAAAATCTTATATGGATGTAGGTATTACTTTTGTATGCCCAGACACCAAAAAAAAGCTAAGATTATTTGCACGACCATTATCTGATAAAGGTAAAAGAATATTAGAAGAACAAGAAAACCAAGTTAAATAAACGAAAAACATGAAACAACTAATCACAACCGTATTAATTATTATTCTTTTAGTTAATGCTGGAATTTCACAAGTATTTGACGGTATTCCAATTTCAGGTAATTTTAATTCTACATTAGAAAAATTTAAATCAAAAGGTTATATTGTAGAAGATTTAGTCCCAGAAGGTGCTATATTAAGTTATAAAGATATGCAGATAAATTTATTAAAAACACCTGCAACAAATAAAGTATTTAAAGCTGTTGTTTATTTGCCGGAAATGGATAATTGGATTGATCTTAAATCTGAATTTAATAAATATCATATTTTATTTATTGAAAAATATGGTAAAACATCGGATAGAGTTAATAATTTTGATCTTCCTTATAAAGAAGGGGATGGAAAAGAAATGGAAGCATTAAAGAATGAAAATTGTCAATATTGGTCTTATTGGGAAGCAATAAAAGGAGCAAGTTATTGTGTTGAAATATCAAAGTATAATCAAATAAAAATAACTTACGAAAACAATGTTAATTGCGATTTGAAAAATAAAGAAGCATTTATTTTATTGAAATCAATATTTTAACTAAGATTTTTTATGAGCATTAGCAAAATTGCGAGCTGCTTCAACACTACCAAATCCCCATGCTTTGAGAGCCAATAATTTACGAGTTGGCTCTCCATTGGGTTTTCTTGTTGGGCCTTTCATACCCGCAAATCTAGCTGCAAATGAAACTCTTCTAGGATTAGTTCCATCTTTAACAGGTGCCTTTAATTTACCACCAGTTTCTGCATTATAAGATGCACGACCTTTCGCATTTAATCCACCTTTAGGATTTTTACCTTCTTTTCTTTGCCAAGCTCCAGACATAACTATTTCTTTTCTTCTGATTTAATTTTCTTTTCTTGCTTTAGCATTTCCGGAGTTGGCTTCTTTCCACTTCCCTTGTTGGCGCGAATATTATCCCATAATCCTCTACGAGAATATGATCCATCGGCCCTTTTCATCATTTGTAATTTACTTTTCATTACTTTAAAGTTAATAGGTATAATGTTGATGCAAACAATGCAGATATTTCATCTACTTGATTTTGAACCCAAGTTTCTTGGTAAATGTCTTTTCTTTCTTTTTCAATTGAATTATAAACAGATTTAAAATATTTAACTACCTGTTCTGAACTTTTATAGTCAACTGGGCTATCTATTTGATAATGAATTGGTCTGCCATGTATTCCACTTACGCTTTCTACTAATCCATCTGTTAAATCTAATATACCATCATAAAATTTACCTAATGCTTTGTGTACTGCGTAAGAGTCAGTTTGATGATGCCAAACTACAGATTGATCAAATGAATCTTTCAAAATAGATACAAAATAAGAAAATTTTTCTTCAGCCATGTTATAACATTTATGCTAAGATACGAATTATTTCCAATTTTCAGACTTCCAAATAGTTAAATCTATTCCTTTTAAGCCCTCTGGTGGCGTTTTATGGTTTTCAACTGGTATTTGTTCCAATTTGGAACTAACCTCTAATTTTGGGCTGTTTCTGTCATAAGGAGGCATATTTTTAAATGGTGCGCCTCTTTTAACTTCTTTTTCACCATAATTATCCATTAAATAGTTCACTACTTGCTGAACAGATGTCAAATTTTGCTCTTTTTGAATCATTTCCAATTTATATAAGTCAAATCTGACTCCTATTGGTTTACTTTTTGTCATTTTTTACTTATTTGGGGTATTTTCATCACTTGAGTAAGACTTTTTTTTAGGTGCCGGATCAGATATTATAACAAATTTAACCCCATACAGACTAAATTCTAAATCTTCATCTGGTTTATTGTTTAATGGGTAATTAATAGGATCACGATGCCAAGCAAGCTCCCAGTTAATATTGCATCTTGCTTTATTTTTAGTTTTAAAATCAGTTTTTATTAAAATATTGTCTATTCCAATTTCATTAAATTGTTCAGCTATTTTTTTTAACGGTTCTACCATATTATCTTTTGGCAATAAAATATCATAATCTCTTTCCATAAATTATTTTTAATAAGTATTTACATAAATAGGGGTTTGTTCGCCAACATAGGCACAAAATGTGTTAAATTCAAGAAATTCCCAAGCATCTTCTTCTGAAAGATCATCATCCTCCATTAAAAGCTCAACCATAATTTCTTTTGAGTAAACCAATTGGCCATTATCGGTCAATCCAAGAATCGCTTTATCATACCCATCCGGGTTGTCTGATAAATTTGGTTTAAGTGCTAAACATTCTGCTGCTGTTTGTAAAATTAATTCTAAATCCATAGTGTTGTTTTTAAGTTTTAAAATGTAGCTACAAAGTTAAGTTAATTATTTGAAATGTAGCTACAAAAATATACCCCATGCATACTAACATACCATACCTTACATACATGATCCAATTGCTAGACATACCAACCAACCTGATCCCATCCCATACATGCAAAGGAAATAAATAGCGCGA